TAGAGTTGACTACCTTGTCTGGGTCAAGATCCATAGACTTAGCAATCTCTCTGATGATGTAGTCCATCTTGGAGAACGGAGCTAGAGCAGGGTTCTGAGCAATCTGCAAGAACTGCATCAGGCGCTGACTACGTACTTCGTTAGCCATGAGGCTCTCTGTACCTTGGGCTTTAACTTCTAGGTCACCCTTAATATCGTCATCAAAGTCAAACTGCATGTTAAAGTTAAAGAAAGCTTTACCCAAGGGTGACAGAAGGTAATCATCTACATTCTTAACCACATTACGAATAGAGCCGTTAGCAGCAGACATGAGCATACTAATGCCGCTTGCAGTCCTACCAACACCACTAACCCCTGTTTGACCATGAGCAAAAGACGGGAACCCTGTCGATTCATCTGCTAGTACCCTCGCTTTATCAAATAACTGCATATTCTCGTTGGAAACGTTAGGGAACTTTGTACCAAACAAGGCTTGGCCAGGTGCACCCCCTTGTCTTCTAAAGACTTTTCCTGGGTATACTGACATATCTTGGCCAGGAACTAAGTTGGTTTCGTCTACTTCAATGATCAAGTTGCCTGATAGCGCAGCATTATCTACAGCCATACGCATGAAACCATTCATAAGTGTTTGGGTGTCATCCATATTTTCTGCAATGCCTACACCGAAGAATGAGTAGGGGTTAACTTCGTAAGGTACTGCATAGTAGGGAATGTAAGATGGAGTAAATGGATTAAGAACCAGTCTAAGAACCTGACCGTTACAGACCCAGATGTTGACAGATACTTGATCTACATCTTCCATGTCCTCTGGGATGTCTACATTCTGCTCTTTTAAAAGGTCTGTATCTACAAAGCCCCAGAACTCTAGGACCTCAAAACGCTCACTACGTGTCTCTTGCTCATCATCTTCCATTGCTTGTTCCCACCACTCTTTAGTGTAGGACTCACCCATAGAAACTGCTGTATCTATAGAATTAGAACGGAAGAAAGGTCTGTTCTTTAATGCTCTTATCTGGGTGCGAGACATCTTGTGACGTTCAATAATGTACTCTGCGTCATCCATGTTAGAGGCATCTGGATCTGGGTAGAAGTTCCAAAGAGAAACAGAAGAGCATCTAGGCATAGTCTTAATAAGAGGAGAGTACTCACCTTCTTCTGACCAATTTGGGTACTCTTTGTCTACTGCAAAGGGGCCTTTCATGATACCAGTTCCAAAGAGCGCACACTCAAAGGCTGCTGTACGTAGCTCTTTTCTAGCGTTAGACTCTTCTAGCTGGTCATGTATTTTCTTTTCCATCTTCTTCGCAGCAATCATAGCTGGGTGGAAAGTAATCTGTGTGGGTGATTCCGCTTCACCTTCCTTTAAGTCTTCCTGTACAGGAGCTAGCTTTGACTTAAGACCAGCCAGTCTTTCCCTAAAGTCTACGAGTGTCTCACCAGGTTGTATTTCTGGGGTCTCGTTAAAACCTGCCTCAGGGATCTGTTGCTCGTTCATCTTCTTGAGCGTATCTTCAGTTTCTAAGTGAACCGCTTCGGTCACACCTTCAGGAAGAACAGTGGGATCAATACTTATAGGAAACTTGTTAGCACCAAAGAGTACTTCTACGATCTGACCGTAGGCAGCTAGAACTTTAGTCTTAGTTACTTTAACAAAAACTCTAGACTTCTCTGCTGAAGTAAACTGTACGTCTGGTCCGTAAAGACCTCTGTAGTTTCTGTAGGCTCTTATCCATCTCTGCTCTTCACCAGTTCTTGCTGTCTCAGCTTTAGCGAACCGCTGTTGCACATACCCTACGATAGTGCCTACCGATGAGTCTGTGGAGTCATCTTCCTCTGTATCCTCGATGTAAGATACCTCAGAGTCTTCCATATAGACTTCTTCTGCCAAGATGTCATCTTCTTCCATAATCAATCCTTAGTATCCAAACGTTGAGTCTGCAGCCTGAAAGCCTGTACGTTGTGTGTCAGAGTTATAATCAAAGAGATTGCTTCTAGGTCTGGTCATAATACCGTATCTCAAAGCATCATAGATGTGGTCTTCTGACTTAGTGTCTACATCCTCAGGGTTATTCTTATCCAGTGGTAGGGAGGGGAGTTGAGCTATTGTGTTATAGCAACTACTAAAGAAGACTAGCCTTGGTTCTTCTGTAAAGTCATCAACCTGTAGTCTTCTATGTAGTTCGTTTTTGCCTGATACACGAGAACCTTTAGACCTATCCGCTGGTCTCCACCGACAACCTTTAACAATCATCTGCTCGGCTAGGCTGGGCCCAGTGTCTCCTCTCTTGTGCCAGAGGGAACTATCTAGAACACCATACCTTATTTTTTCGTCAGACTCAACCTCTAAAATCATATCAGCTAAGTCTGTTGCAAGAACCTTACTGACATACATCTCTCTATAAACAATCAACTGTTCGTCAGGAGAGACAGCAAACCAAAGAACAGCACTGTAAGAACCATAACCGTAGTCAGCTGCTCTAAACCTAGGCCAGCTATGGGGTATGTCAAAGGGTTCTACAACGTGATCTCTGCGGTTAAATTCAGGAAAAGCTGCTCCCTCGTTAATGTCCCAATCTCCTTCCAGCAACTGACGCCGTTGGTGCTCAGGCAGAGAGAGTAGGTTGGCTTCGTACATCCCATCATCAGACAGGTAAGGGTTATCAAACAAAGTCGCAGGGATAAACTTTCTTTTGAAGAGTGGTTCACCTGAACGACTGTGACCACTAGGCCAACAGATTGTCTCACCTTCTTGGTCAGTAGCCCAAAATGCATCATTAGGGGTACTGGGGTCAATGAAAGTCCTTTTCACCCATTGATGGCCTGGGCCGCCGGGGTTTGATGTTGCTCTCATGTACAGAGGAAGACCTGACGATTTTGTTGTACGCAACCGGGATCTCATATAATTCCAGGAGTAGTCCGTAGGCCATTGAGTTAACTCATCAAATCCAATCCAGTTAAAGGCTTGACCTTGGTATCTCATCACGTCATCGTCACGGTCAAGGTAAGACATCCAGAGAGTAGCTCCACTGGGTGCTACCCAAGTCTTATCTCTCTCCATAAACTTTATACCCGGTATTGCTCTAGGGTATAGTTGCTTACTTACTGATATAAGTTCTCTTAGTTCCTCAGTACTTCTACGTACAATAAGCATTCTAGCGTTAGGATTATTAAGGTAACGCACTGGATCAGCTATCAGACTGTAGCTCTTTCCACCACCAGCTGCACCTCCGTAGAGTACTTCTTGTTCTGTAGCTGCTAGAAAAGTAGTCTGAGGCCCGGGGTTAGGTTCAAAGATAACTTCTCGTTTAACCTGCTCTAGATCATTCTCCGATGGCTTCGATATCGTCTCGGTCTGACCAATCGTCTCCAAAGATTCTCTTGGTAGCTCTACCACCAAGTCTTTCTTTTTCGATTTTCTCCGCCTTCCTTGACGCTTCTTTATACTTTTTGGCATACTTCCTATAGCTAGAGGAAGCCCGTCTGCGCTTTTCTTCGATCCTGACACGTTTGTCTAACCCTACATGTGATATATACCTACCTGATTGTTGGGTCAGCCACTTAGCTACTTGCCTTAGGCTGTACTCCTGTAGGAATAGTTTTGCTTTTTCTAAAAGTTCTAATTCTTCTGGTATGGGTAGTAAGAGGTCTATGTCTTCTTCGTCTTGTCTGTATCCGAATGGTACGTGCCTACCTACTCTTATGATAGGGTACCACTCTCCGCTCTCCCCTCGTAGGGGTACTTGCCATTCTACATTTGTAGGGTATGCTGCTACTGAAGCTCTTGAGGTCTTAACCTTAGGCATCTGTGTCCTTAGAAGGTAGAATAAACAGAGGCTCTGAAGTTTTAACTTCTACCTTATCTGTTTTAGTAAACCCTGCTCTGTCTAGAATATCTTTAGCAGCCATCATCTTTTCCTTAACGCCTAGATCGGTAGGATCTGCCATAACACTAAACATTGTGTAGGCTGCTTTGGTAGAAGACTGAGAGATAAACTTCTTAGTTCTATCTACAATCTCATCCTCAATAGAAGCTACAATCTGGGCAGTAGCCACGCCTTCAGCGTATCCTGCAAGCTTCTTAGCTTTAACAGGATCGCCTCTGGCTTCATCAAACAGAACATCTAGAAACTTCTGTTGTTTTTCAGTTAGCTGTCGTGCCATAGAATCTTTCTCTTATTTCTGATCTACCGATACCGATGTCTTTCAGTTCTCGGTCAGACATGTGAGTAAGGATGAAGTAGTCTGCTCGTCTTTGTTGTGCTTCTTGAATAGTAGTAAGTAGTCTCTTAAACATTGTATATGCTCCAGTTAGTTTTGCGTGTTGGCTAGATTACCAACTGGAGCTAGTTATATACATTTAGTTATATCATACTACAGACAATAATGCAACCCCGCTATTACCCTACTGGGATGAAGGTTTCAGTTACAGTAATAATAGTATCTAGGTGACCGGAGCTAGAAGGTTGAACTTGTATCTTGTCGCCCGGTTGTAGTACCAAATCAATGTTAGGAAAAGTTATGTAGTCACTATGGCCTATACTCTTACCGTGTAGGAAGTGTGACGTATAGGAGTCTGCCGCTACGTACCATTCTATATCTACGTTAACACTGCCACTTGTTGCGCCATTAACTACGTGAATAAAGGTAACCTCGGCTGTACAGTTGGCAGGGCATGTATACACAACCTCAAGGCTAGTGCCTGTGTTGTGTCCGTACACGGAACGCATACGTGAAGGTTTGCCTTGGTTAAACACCGACATTACTTTTTAATTACCTTCTTTACTGTCTTAACTACCCAAGCTTCATTTACCTCAGTGTCTGGATCATCAGCAATGAAGTGACCATTCTCGTCCCGTGCTCTTTCAAGAACAGGATCAGGAGTAGCCTTAGCTTTAGGTTTTGTTTTCTTCTTTGGTTTGTTTTCCCCTGCTAAAAAGTCTAAGACAGCAGCATCTTTAGTTTGCCACTCCCCCTGTACTTTCTCAGCTAAGACATCACCACGAGGACCAAGAACTTTGTCACCTTCAATTTTAAACATGATCAATACTTACCCTCTACACCAAACTTCTTCTTGTGTTGAGCAATGGACTCTTCCTTGTACCGAGTCGTGTACTTCTTATCTTTCCAAGTAAAAGTAGCATTACCAGACTTACGGTTTCTAGCAAATGCCTTACCAAAAGACTCGTTAGTAACTGGACCTGCTGCTGGACGTTGCTTGGGTCTAGGTGACTTCTTAGGGGCAGTCTTAGTAGGCGCATTCTTCTTAGTCTCTGCTGCCTTCTTGTTTGCGTCACTCTGTTTCTTTGTAGTCTTCTTCAATGGTGGCTTCTTAGTTTTTGGTTTCTTGTCATCAGAAGGAGCAACCACTACCTCAGGTTTAGCTGTGTCGAGTGCACCGAGTTTTGTATTTGGGGCTCGCATGGCTTTAGGGTTCATACCTACAATACGAGAACCACTTGGTCTACCCGGCGCATTCTTGTTGGGTGTGATATCTTTCATAGGACGTGGACCACCAGAGCTATTACTATTTGAACGGGGAGACCTAGGTTGAGCTACACTTGTACTTGGTTTTGGTTTTGTAACCCTGGAAGGAACCCTAGGTTTATTACCTGACTTAGGTGCTGTAGGTGACTTAGGTGCTGTTCTAGGTGCAGCTGGGGCAGTGTTGGCACGAGCAGCTGGTGGCTGGCTTCTTCTAAACTGACCAGTACTGGGTGACTTGGGTTGAGCTACTGTAGGTGCTTTCTTAACTGTTGCATTTTTTGGTAACTTACTTTTAGGGATACGTGTGCCACCTTGTCTTGCTAGGCCATCAGCAATACGTTTACTATTGGTTCCGAAGATCTCTTTACCAATCTTAATTAAAAACTTAAACATTTTGATTAGCCCTTATACGATGCGCCACACTTGGCTTGTACTACGCCACCTGCTTTGTAACCCATTGTTTTCT